TTTCTTCTTCTTGTTTTCTTAATTCTTCTTTTTCTTTTTCTTCTTCTTGTTTTCTTAATTCTTCTTTTTCTTTTTCTTTTTCTTCTTCTTGTTTTCTTAATTCTTCTTTTTCTTCTTCTTGTTTTCTTAATTCTTCTTCTTGTTTTTGTTGTTCAATATTAATATTTTTAGTAGATTTATTTTTTATTTTATCAAATTCATTTATTATAAATTTTATTTTATATTCTAAAGCTTCTTTAGAATTATCATTAATTATTTCTTCTGAATATATTATTTCATCTTCATTTCTGTTTTCAAAATATTTAAAAATTTCATCAGTAAATTCTTTTGGACATGTATCAGTTGGAACAATTAAACCATCAGAGTTAACTTTAATAAATGTATATGGATTAAATTTAAAATTAATAAGAATATCTTCTCGTCCCCAATAATTTCTATTTACTTTTGATCCATGAAAATAATGTCTAATTGTTCCAGGAACATAACCAATTTTAAGACCGGTCATTTTATTTTCATAATTTTTTACAAAATCAATATATTTTTGATCCATACCAAGTTTTAAAGACAAAACTGCTTTTTCAATTAAACCGTGACACATAATATTATCAGCAGTTCCTAAAACAGCTTCTTGCATAAGTCCTCCCATTTGTTCAAATGCTTTTCTATTATACGCCCATCCATATCCTGGATGCCAATAGTGAATATTATCACCTTTTTTTAAATTTTTACAGTACTGATATCCAAAACTATATTTAACATCAAGTATTTGTTCGTAAGGATCCATATCAATACAATTTGTAAATACTTGTACACAATCTTTACCTCCATCATTTAAAATCTTTAAGGTATCAGTTGCCCAATGAATACTGTCAAAATCAACATCAGCATCTATCCATGCGAATGCTTTCCAGTTATTTGGTAATAATTTTTTTACGCCTAAATTAATCATATTTTCTTTGTGCCATAATGGAGTTTCACAATGTAATTGTAAATGATTTTTATTAGAAGATGAAGTAATTATAAATGGTTGATCTTTGTAAACAAGTTCTACAACATATAATATAACATTTATTTCTTTTTCCATTCTAGCAATAAACTCCTTGGTTAGTTTATATCTAATTTTATAATTACATGGATTGGATACTACAGCAATAACATGTAATTTATCTTCAATGGGTTTATTTGTAAATAATAATTCTTTAATATTATCTTTATCAAATTCTTTTCGGTGTAAGTCTATATCAATATTTTTTAAAATATCTTGAAAGTTATTTTTTTCCATATAATACTAGCAATTAATTTTTTTTTGAAATTTTACCTTAAACTTTTTATTTATAATTATTATATTTTTAACTAACTACGTTTTTCACAAGATTACTAACAAATTTTCATAATTTTTAATTTAGTCTTCTTCTAATCTAATTCATTTACATTACGACGATTAATATAAATATTATAATTACTCCAAATTTCTCTGCAAATCGGACACGTTCTTGAGTTACCTAGACGTCGTCTTAACCATCGTTTAAGGCTTGATTCCAAAAAATGATTGCTACAATTGGAGCAAGACATATAAGATCGTCCTATTTCAATCTCATCATGGCTAATATTACAGATGTTACGCTGAGGATTAATTAATTGATATATTTGTTGTCCTGCGGGTATATAATATCCGGGTTCTTCTTCGTCTTCGTTTACAATTCCAGTATTTACAGTTCCAGTGTTTACAGTTCCAATATTAGAATATCCAGTACCACTCAAAATATAATTACCGGATATATCAAGTAATGTAGGATTATTATGAACAGGTTCTACTAATGGTAAAAAATTAGCTAACCTATTGATAAATATTGGTCTACCATCAAGATATAAAGCACCGACACCATCTCTATGACAAAAATAATTAGAATAAATATTATGAACTGTAAATTTGGATTGATCACTAGAAAAATGTAAAGACATTGAAGAACTTTGTAATTGGGATAAATTAATAGAACCTACAAATGAGATAGTATTTTTATCTAAAAAATTGGTTATTTCATTAAAAGGCATGTAAATTAAATTATCAGACACTTTAGTACATGTGGTTGAAATTAAAAATGGGTCATAATCAAATCGCACAATATTATTTATATAAAATTTAATAGCAGTTAGTTCAGAAATATTACCCTGAATTAATAATCCCTTGGTTTGTCCAAATAGAATAGAAGTGTGAAAATGAAATGAACGCTTACTAACAGTACTATTATAAGGCACCGTGATAGACAAAGAACCAATTTGCTGAATAAATTTGCGACTATTGTATTCATTATTAGCAATATGATGGCGTAGTGTATCTTCATGTATATACACTTTGCTTATCAAGCTAAACAAATTAGAATAATTGATAACATCGTGTGAATCTTCAATACGAAAATCTATATTAGAGTAACGTAATATATTCATATCTATTTTATCAAAAAAATGCTTAAATGGAATAGAAAGATATATTTTATTTCCATATTTAACAGCAGGTGTTAATTCATGTAACAAAGAAAACGTAAATTGTAAAACAGGATTTCCGGAAATGGACATTATAATTCGTATATTGTTAAAAAGATTACAAACCGTATTAAGATATTCTGTATCAGAAAGATATAAATTCTGCTCTGGATTTAAATGAATAACTAATGTTTGTGGACAATATCCGTCAAAATCGCGAGTCAATCTTAGAACATTATTTTGCTCAGGAAAATCTAACACTTTGGTTCCAGTTGCGTAATTATACACAGTATTATAAGACATATCTATAGCATTAGAATTAGTGTTAGTATTGGTTAAAATTTGAGCAATCATTCCATGACGAATATCATTATCTGGATCCATTTGTTAGTTTATAAATAATATGATAGTAAATATTTAAATAGATTTATTATATTTTATAAACTAACAAATAATATAATATAAAAAACAATTTAAACGCAGCTCTATATAAATATATAACCTAGTAAGATGTCACAAACCGATAGCTATTTGACTTTATGTATTGAAGAGAGAGATGAAAATGATTATAATAAAATTGTACATCGTATATTTTTATCATATGATATAGAGCAAGAGTCGTATGTTATATATGGAAGACCACAACAAATTGCCATCGATAGCGAACCATATTTTTTCAGATCTGATAAGTCAGCAGATATGTATAAATTTGTCAAGTTTCTTATTGGCAAGAAGGCTCAGTGTAGTTATACATTGTATAATTACAATAATATGCCATTTGATTTGGAAGGCGTAGATTATTTTTTTATGGAGGAAAACATGGATATTAGGTACGAGCTAGCTGCGTATGATAATGTAAAACTTGCCAAGGTAGATTTCAGAAAGAATTTGAGAATGTTGAAGAATGTGTATAATTTTTATTAAAAATAAATGTAATAAATAATGTCATATTGTGATTTGTCATATTTAATTTGAGATGTATATGTAATCTTATTGAAATTACATATTTGTCGTAAAATAGTTATAAAGGCATTATAATTGAGTTTACGTTCCAAATATATACGTTTAGATATATGATAATAAGGTTTACATATTTCTAAAAAGCGAGGTATAGTATTATTAAAAATACCTTTTTTATAGGCAACATTATTTATAACATAAGTTTTATCAGTTTTAACTGCAATATCTTCTAGTAATTTAATAAGTTCTTCATTAGGTATTTTATTTTTGAATATTTGGGATGACATTTATAATAATAAGATAAAATAATAAAATACTTTAATATTCATATTCATATTCATAAATAAAATTTTGTTAGTAATTTTTATAAATGCTCTAAAGTTTATTATTAATATCAATATTTGAGAAAATATTATTAGAAAATAAGGCTAATTCAATTTCATCTTCATGTATATTATGAAATATAGTAATATATTTACAAATAATGGGTATAATATTATATTTTTGTGTTTCAGTTAATAAATCTGTAATTTTAATAAAAAGAAAATAATTATCAAGAATATCCATAACTGAATAGCCTTTATCATAAAGATTATATAAAATACTTATAGCTTTTGTTAAGTTTTTATCTTTAATTGATTGAGTATATTCTTGAAAAATATGAAAGCTAATATTAGTACAAACATTGTTAGCTAATTCAAGAGTAATATGTTGATTTAACAATTTAAATTTTTCCATATAATTAATTAATATTTTAGCAGTATTATTACATACATTTAGTATGAATTGTTCAGCATTATTATCAATGATCATATTTTCATTATTTATAATTTTTTTCATAATAGTATAAAGATTATCTCGTTGTAATGGTTTAATTTTGATAATAATAAACCGAGATTGTAACGACTCTATAACTTTTTGTGAATTAGTACATGAAGCTATAAAATGAACATTATGGCTATATTTGTCAATACAATTGCGAAATACTTGCTGACTTTGTTCATTAATGAAGTCAATATCATCAAGAATTATTATTTTTTTTTTACCATTAACAGAGGAACAAGTTTGGCAAAATGTTTTAACATCATTACGGTAATAATTAATACCTTGTTCTTTTAAACTATTAATATGTAAAATATTATTTTCATATAAAGATGAATGTAAATTTTTATAATATTCACGGATAACCGCATTAAGAAAAGCCGTTTTTCCACATCCGATATCGCCAATAAATAAAAGATTAAGATTATCAATAGAAATAAGAGTATTAAGGATCTCAATCATTTCACTATCAGTTTCAAAATCATTAAAATGCCTTGGTTGATATTTATTTAAAAAAAGAGAATTCATAAATATAAATATATACGTTGATAAGTATTTAAGTTTATCTTAAACAATATTAATATATGAATTTTTCAAATAGTAGTGGTGATTCAAATTCTTTTTATAATATACTGGAAGTATCGGATACAGCAAGTCCAGAGGATATAAAAAAATCATATAGAAGGTTATCAATGCTTCATCATCCAGATAAAAATGGAAATAGTCAAGAATCAAAGGAAAAAATTCAAAAAATAAATGAAGCGTATGAGGTTTTAGGAGATATTGAAAAAAAGAAAGAGTATGATATGATGCAAAATAATCCATTTTTAAAAATGATGGGGCAAG